TCAAAGAATCAGCCGGCCCGTCCGGACCGATCTTGATCACCAGGCTCGGGACGCCTGCGGCATCGCTCCCCGTGACGCGGTCGGCCGCTGCCGGTACCACCGGGTGGCGACCCTCTTCATGTCCGGGTCGCGCATGGCCTCGATGCGCTGCATGACGATGTCGCGGCCGGGGTCGACGGTGACGATGCGTGCGTCGAGGCGCTTGTACTTGGCCATGGCCTTGCGGCTGGGCATGGTGTGGATGAGGTAGACGTCGACCTTGTCGCGGAGGGTGAACGCCTCGTCCATGGCGGCGTAGCGGGCGCGGTGGGCGACGCGGAGGATGGTCGGGTCCTGGTTCCACTGCGGGGCGCCGGGGCCGGCGAGTGCGCGGGTGATCAGGTCGAGGTCGATGACGATGTCGCACGCGGTGGCGTGCGACTGGATCCACGAGGACTTGCCGGATGCTGGCGGGCCGGTGATGACGTACAGCAACGGTCACCACCTCCGCGAGGACCGGACCGGGGTCGGGGTCGGGGTGCGGTTGCCTTTGCTGCTGTTGCATCGCCGGTGTGCGGGCCGGGCGTTGTGGGGGTCGAGGAGGTTGCCGCCGCGGCTGAGCGGGATCTCGTGGTCGAGGGTGAAGGACAGTGGGTGCCGGGCGTCGAGGTCGTAGCCGATCTCGTGGCCGCAGAGCCAGCAGGGGAGGCGCTGGGCTCGGAGCCAGGCGCAGAGCCTGCGGTAGGGGCGCCCGTTGCGGGGGTTGCCGGCCACGGGCGCTCCTCGGGGTCAGGGCTGTGGGTCGGCCAGGCGGGAGGCGTACTCGTCGACCGCGCCCTCCAGGTCCTCGAGGGACTCCTTGGTGTCGTCCATGCCGTGCTTGCCGACGATGCCCCAGGCGAAGGCGTTGACGTCTCCGTCGTCGAGGCCGGCGCAGTCGTCGGGGGTGCCGCGCTTCTCGTAGACGGGGAGGCCGCCGGGATCGCCCTCGGCGATGGCTCGGAGGTACTGGGCTTCGAGGGCGGCTTCGCAGGCGGCTGGGTCGGCTACGGGCTTGTGGCTGTCGCTGCCGCTGCTGCAGCCCGTGAGGGCGGCGAGGGCGAGCAGGGCGGTGCAGGCCGCAGTGCGGGTGTTCATGGTCCCCCCAAGGACGTGTGTCGCTGAGGGGGCATCATGCGCTGCGTCTGGGGCGGCTGGTGGCGGTGTGTCCGTGTTGTGACGCTTGGCGGCCGCCGCCCGGTCGCTGCGCGCCTCGCGACCACCGGGTGGAGCCCGCGAGGGAGATCTCCTCGAACCCGTCGCCGGGCGGCGGCCAGGCACGACGAAGCCCCGGTCGGGGGGACCGAGCCGGGGCTTCGTGTGCGTCTGTGGTGCCGGTTGAGGGCACAGCTGTACACCGAGATCGTGACACTGCTCTGACCTGCGGTCAAGCCGCCTTGTTCTGTTGGCGCTCGACAACGAGTGCGGTGACGTCCGTGGCTGCGTACCAGGGCTGCCGGGGGCTGCCTCCGGAGCGGGTCAGCCGGCCGCGGTGGACGAGCTGGCGGACGGTGGCGAGGTCGACGCCGAGGACCCGGGCGGTCTGGTGGGCCGTGAGGTGGCCGGGGCGGATGTTCTGCTGCTCCATGGCTCCATGATGCGCGAGAGCCCCGCCGCAGGGGGTGCGGTGGGGCTGGTCTCGGGTGGGTCAGTGGCCGCAGTTCTTGGTCCACCAGCCGCACTTGGCGCAGTAGTCGTAGAGGGCGGTGAGGAGCTTGGCGATCATTCGTCGGTCACCTCCTCCCGGACTGGGTGCAGGATGAACGCAACCCCTTCTGAGATCGGAACCACTCTCGCGACCTCGCCTGTCTCACCTGCGAGAACATCGCCAGAGGGGGTAACCCCTCTCGGTGGGGGAGTGGCGGACGAATCGGACACGCGGCGGCGGGCGGAGCGCCAGACGGCCACCCAGCCGACCGTGACGACGGTGAGGACGCCGAGGGCCTCGTCGATCGCGAAGAGCACTCCCGCGGCGACCCCGGCGAGGATGACGAGCACGCACCCGCCGGCCGCGCGGCTGGGCTGCTCCTCGGCGCTCACAGGACGCCGTAGAGCTTGTCGCCGAGCCAGTTCACGGCGAGGGCGAGCGGGGCGGCGGCGAACCCGGCGACTCCGGCCGAGGTGCCGAGGCAGACGCCGCACCAGGCGCCCGCCTTCAGGTCGCTGCCGCGAGCGGACTTCTTCACGGCGGCGACCATGGCGGCGGTGAGGATGAGGACGATGGCACCGCCGGTCTGGCTGAGTGGGAGGTAGCCGCTGCCGCTCGCGCGGGTGCCGGCGGTGCCGCCGACGCCCCAGACGAGGGCGACGTCGCCGAGCCAGTTGGAGATCCAGAGAGTGGCGTCGGCGATCCAGCCGATGAGGCCGCCGACGCCGAGGACGGCGAGGGCGCCGTAGGCCCAGGCGAGGAGGAACGGGAGGAGCTTGGCGGCCTGGCCGGCGGGGTCCTTCTTCAGGGGCTTGATGCCGGGCCACCAGCTGACGAGGTGGCGGATGAGGATACAGAGGCCGACGGTGACGCCGCCGATGGTCACGAACTGCACGGTGGTCCCTTAGCGGAGGACGGCCACGCCGAGCGCGGCGAGGGTGAGGATGAAGGCGACGGTCCCGGAGATCTTGGGGACGTCGTGGAGCGCGACAGCGCACAGGCCGAAGAGGCCGAGCAGGGCGGACAGCCCGAAGAGGACGGCGAGGATCACGAGCCGTCGCGGGCCTTGCGCAGTACGCGTCGGCCGTAGCCGTCGGAGACGCCGAGTCTGGTTCCGACGTCAGTTCCGGTGAGGTCCGGTTCGGTCTCCAGCCAGTGCCGGGCGGTCGCGACGCGGGCCTCGAAGGTGGTGTTCTGGCTGTCGATGGTCTCGATGTCCTCGGCGCCGGTTCCGGTGTCGGGGGCTGCGGGCGGAACTGGTTCCGCTGCTGGTTCCGCCTCGGGTGCCGGGGGCTCGGGGACGATGCCCCAGGTGCGGTACTCGCGCAGGTCGGGGCCGGTTCCGCTGGTTCCGGCCACCAGTTCCGCGAGTGGCTGCCAGGGGCCGAGAACGGGGCCGACGGGCACCGCGTCGACCAGCGTCGGCTGTTCGGCGGGGGCGCGCTCGACGGTGATCGGTTCCGCTGGTTCCGCCGGGCCGGTACTCGGTTCCGGCGTCAGTTCCGCCGCGACCGGTGCCGGTTCCGTCTGGCGCTCGCTGAGGCGGTGGACGCGCCACAGGACGAGCGGGGCGACCGCGGAGACGGCGACGACGAGGGGCACGGACACGGGCAGCAGGCCGACCTCGACGAGGTGGCTCGCGGCGTTCACGGCGATGAGCACGGTGACGACGGCGAGGACGTCGCGGCGGGCGCGCAGGGCGGCGAGGGCGTAGACGTCGAGGGCGGCGGGGACGCCGGCGGCGACGTACTGGCCGAAGCCGCACGCCACCGCCAGCTGGTACTCGGCCGACGCGAGGACGACGAGGACCGCGGCGAGCGCGGCCCACAGGAGCGGGTCACGCTTCACCGGGCGTCTCCTCGGCGAGGAGCGCGTCGAGCTGGTCGGCGAGGTCGCGCAACCGGTCGGCGTGCGTGTCGAGGGCGGCGGCGAGGTCGTACAGGCCGGCCGGGTCGAGGCTGCGGGCGTAGCCGCTCTGCTCGACGTACACCCTGAGGCTGGGGTCGGAGGAGAACGGGGCCTGCGTGAGCAGCGCGGTCCACAGCCGCTCGCCGCGGAAGTCGAGGTGGTGTTCGGTGCCGCTGTGGTCGATGTCCGTGTGGAACTGGGCGCGGGCCTCGTCGGAGTCGAGGGCGGGGTGGCCGACGCACCAAGCGGGTTCGGCGACCTCGGTCGGCTGGACGGTGAGGACGTTGACGTGGACGGTGCGGGGCTCGATGCTCACCGGTCCTCACCCGCCTCGACGGCCGCGATCAGGGAGCGCAGCCGCATGGAGAGGTCGACCGCGGCGCGGAGCATGTCGTGGTGGGTGTGGATGTCTGCCAGGTCGGCCTTGGCGAGCGCCTCGCGGGCCATGCGCAGCTCGGTGTCGACGTCCAGGTGGACCAGGTCGATGGCGTAGGCCCGCAGGGGCTCGGGGTTTTCCACATTGTGGATAGCCGTGTGGGTCATCGGGTCACCTGCTTGGTGATGACTCCGGTGACGCCGGCCTCGGTGACGCGCACGGTGATGGCGCGGGTGGCCGAGCGGCGGATGAAGCCCGCGGCGATCAGACGCCGGGACGGGGCGGTGTTGTCCACAGCTGTGGGCATGGAAAGATCGGCCATAGCCGGATCTCCTCCTGGTCTAGTCAGGAAGGTGTTCTCGGTCAGGCCCTTGGCTGGCGTTGGCGCGCCGGCCTTGGGCCGTCTTCAGTTGTGGGTGCTACTCGGTCTTCTTCTGGTAGGCGCGGATGGCCTGGTTGACGCTGGGGGTCTTGACCCCCAGCTCGCGGGCGACAGCCGCCTGGCTGCCGAGTTCTTCGGCTCCAGCGATGAGGGCGAGGGCCCGTTCGTCGGTGGCTTCCTGGTAGGCGGCCTGGGCGGCTTGCTGCTTACGAACGGCCTCGTCGTGCCGTTCTCTCCACGTAGTCACGTCCCTCCTCGTACCGGAGGTGACTGCCTGACCACAAATGTAAGCACCCCTGCTTATGTCTGTCAAGCGGATCACGCCGTCTCCTTCGGCTGCTTGTCCAGCAACAGCAGGAGATCCCACTCCGTCCGGTACCACTTCCCGCACCACCTGCACCGCACCGGCCCGCCCGGCAGCCGGGTGATGACCGCACCGCACGCCGTGCCCGCATCGTCGGTCGCTGCCACGCACAGCCCGAGCCGCTGCGGCCGCGGCGGCGGGTCTCCGACGATCGACAGCGCGGCGCCCTCCATCTCGCGCACCTCGCGGGCGAGGTCGCCGGCCGCCGGGTAGTTGGCGGCGATCCACTCCAGCTCCATGCCGAGCCAGCGGCACGCCACCGCGACCCGGCGGTCCATGCCGCCCACGACGGGCGGGGCGCCGTGCTCCGGCCAGCGCACCCGCTGCACGTCTGCCCGCCACGACTCCAGGACGAGGGCGATCCCGCCCTGCCGCAGGTCGATCACGTCCTCGTTCAGCGGCGATCGCGAGCCGGCCGGGCCCGACGAGACGTGCTCGCCGAACCCGGACCGGCGCGGCACCAGGTGCACGGCCAGCTCCTCGAACAGGGCGGGCAGGCGCTCCAGCCGCCCGGCGAGCGCGAGGGCGTCGCGCTCGCACAGGTAGCCGGCGTCGAGGGCGTCCTCGCACAGCCCGCAGGCCGCGGTCACCGGCGGGCCTCCGTCCGGTGCTGGAGTCGGTAGAGGCGGAGGCTGTTCAGGTAGT